GGAATGAATCGAGCGCGACCTCGAGCGTCTGCTGCGCCAGCGCACGGCCGGTGTAGTGCTCGGCGAACTCGCGCGCCGAAGAAATCAACGACGTGACCAAGGCATCGTGCGGGTGGCTGCCGCCGATATCGTCCAGCCGCAGGTGCAGCTTCGCTTCGGCAAGCGAGACCGGCTCGGCGGTGACGGCGGTGATGATCTTGTATGCCATTGGATCGTCCTATGGAAAACGCCCGCACTGAGGCGGGCGCTTTGCGCAGGAGGCGGCGCGCGGCCGCCTTCAGGTTCAGGCCGGAGTGATGTTCAGGTGGCCGCGCAGCACGACAGCTCCCGCCACGATGGACGTGCCGCTGTTTTTCGTGATGACCACACGCACGTACCGCTTTCCGCCGACGTAGCCGACCGCGTAGACAGAGTCGGCCGCCAGGTCCGCAGGGAACGAGCCGAGCAGATCGGACGCGCCAGCCGCAGCGTCTCCAGTCAGGTCGGCTGCGTCGCCGTGCCGCAGGGTGATCGTGTAGTTTCCAGCGGAGGCGATCGCACCAGTGCTCACAATCACGGTCGCCGAGTTCGCGCCTTGCAGGTCGATGATCGGCGCGTCCGACTTGGTGTCCGTGTGCGCCACGGGGATCAGCGCAACCTTCGGGTCGATGCTGTTTTTCAGGTCTTTCATGATTGGTTCCTTGACGAGTTTGGTTCACTGGACAGCCGCCAGAAGGCGGCCGTCAGGCGGTTCAGGTCGAGCACTTCAGGGCCTTGATGGCCTCGAAGTTCTGGATGCCTCCACCGACGCGCTTGGTCGTGTAGAACAGCACGTTAGGCTTGCTGGTGAAGGGGTCGCGCAGCACGCGGATGCCGACACGATCAACCACCAAGTACGCACGGCGGAAGTCGCCGAACAGCACCGGGAAGGCGTTGGCGCCTACGTCTGGCATGTTGTCGTCGGTTTCCACCGCGTAGCCCATGAGCGTGGAGGGCACGCCGAGCTGCGTCGAGGGTACCCACAGGTACTCGCCGCTGGTGCCGTCCTTGAACTTGCGGACCTTCGAGACGGTCAGGTCGTTCATCAGGAACCTCGCGTTCTGGCGATACCCGCGCTTGAGCGAGTGGACAAGGTCGATCACGTTGCCCAGCGGAAGCGTCGCGTGGAAGTCAGCAGCGGCCCCGCTGACGAGGAACCCGACCTTGCCCCAGGCGTATGACGTATTGGCGACCATCGGATAGGACAGCAGGCCGCGCGGCTTGCCTACGCCGTTGCCGGTGACGAAGGCGGCGCCCTCTTCCTCGGCAAACTCGATGGCGACTTCGTCCGCAAGCCACGATTCGATGTTGAACGAGGCGTCGTCCAGCATCGTTTGCGTCGCCGCTGGCTGCGCGTACAGCTCCATCGCCGGGAAGTCCAGGCCTGACAGAGCCGGCGTGTTGGTCTCGGCCCGCGACGCAGTCTCGCTCACCCAGCCGGAGGTGGTCCCGCCCAGGTTCACCAGCTTCTTGTAGCTGGCGGCGCCGATGCTGCGAACGGTTGCCAGCGAGCGCACGGCCGACATGGTTCCCAGCACGCGGTCGATGCCGGCTTCCATCTCGGACGGCACGATGAAACCGCCGTCCGGGTCGCTCTGCGTGGTGAGCTTGGCCTGCACTTCCAGGTCGCGCAGGCCGGCGTCGATACCCTTGCGAAACCATGCGTTGAACGCCTTGGAGTGCGCCTGCACGTCCTTGTCGATCTGCTTGCCGTTGCCGCCCATCTCGAACGCCGCGGCCTTGACGGCCAGCTCGTTCATCTGGGATTGCAGCGTGGAGACAGCTTCGTCCACTTTTGTGACGCGCGCCTCCACTAGAGGATCGGCGCGACCTTTCTTGAGCTCATCGATCTGAATCGTGTGCTCGGCCTTGAAGTCGTGCCACGCCTTCTGGAGATCGGCCAGCACTTGCGTGGGGCTCGCGTCGGCGCGCACCGAGCGGATGCCGCGGGTGATTTGGTTCGCTTTCATGATTGGTTCCTTTGGACTCGGTTACGGAAATGCGGGGTCTACCGCTTGAGTGCTGCGGTCGCCTGCCGGATGGCGGCGATCAGGTCGGCGCCAGCGTCTTGCGTGGCACCTTGGGCAGCGTCTTGCGTGCCCGTCATCTGCCCGAGCAAGGCCCTCCGCTCGGAGCGCGGCAGGCCTGCTTTGGCGAGAAGTGAGTCGACCCGGCGCTTGGCGGCCAGGCTCGAATTGGTCTGTTCTTGCTCGGCGACGAACTCGTCCGAGGCCAGCAGCGAGGTGGCGAAGCCGGCGTCCACCGCCGCCTGACCGCTCATCCAGGTCTCGGCGTCCATGAGGGCCGCCGCTTCTTCGGCCGTGATGCCGGCGCCGGCTGCGTACAGCTCTGCCATGCTGGCGTCGAACTGGTCGAGCACCGTGGCCGCTTCGCGCAGGTCGTGACGATTGCCGATCACCACCGACCACGCGTTGTGCACCATCAGGAAACCGGACTTTGCGACCTTGATTTCGTCACCAGCCATGGCGATGATCGATGCGGCAGACGCGGCGAGCCCGATCACCTTGACCGTAACCTTGTGCGGGTGCTCGCGCAACAGGTTGTAGATCGCCAAGCCCTCGAAAAAGTCACCACCGGGCGAGTTGATCGAGACCGTGACGTCGCGTGAGCCGATGGACCGCAGGGCGGCGCCGATGCGCTTCGCGGTAACGCCATCGCTCCAACCGTCCGATCCGATCATGTCGTACATCGTGATCGTGGTGTCCTCGCTCGCCGTGCGGATGGATGCGTCCCACTTGCCGACAGCGTCGGACGGCGCGTCCCACTTGATTCCGTCGATGCTACGGGCGTTGATCTTTGGCAGGGTCTTCAGGCTCATTGGTGCTCCCTTCCGGCGTGCCGGAGGTGTTGGGCGGCGGGTAGTACACGTCCCCGCCGTCGCGCGGGTTCCAGTCCTCCATGGCGCGTATTTCGTTCGGGCTCGCAACGCCCCATTGCAGGGCCTTGACGTAGCCTTCCCATCGGCCTTTCCAATCTCCGCGCTGCAGGCCGTTCACGTTGAAGCGAATGTCCAACGTGTCCCACTCGTTTTCCGGCAGGCAGTCGCGCTTGAGCGATTCCTCCCAGGTCTTGATCCAATCGGCCAGCGTGTAGGTGACGAAGGCCGTTCCCTGCGCCTCGATGCCAGTGCCCCAACTCGTCGTCTTCTCGGTCGCTCCGATCATGTGCGGCGGCACGCCGAAGAACATGGCGATGTCGTACCGCTGGAAGTCCCTCGCGCTGATCCACTGCGTGTCCTCGGCAGAGAACGCCAGCGGCTCGGGCTTCATGCCCTCTTCCAGGATCATCCATTTCGCGGCGTTCTCGACTCCAGCGTATTTATTGTCCAGGCTGGAGTGCAATCGCTCCTGCGCTCCGACTGACAGGGTCTTGGGGTGCGAGATGAACCCGCCGGCCAGGACGCCATCCTTAAACAGCCGCGCGCCGGCCCGCTCGGTCTGCAACGCCAAGCCGAGCGCCTCTCGCATGTTCGACAGCACCGATATGCCGGTAACGCCGTCCAGCGACATGCCGCGCAGATGGAGCATTTCACGCTGGCTCAGCGTCGTCCCCATGCGGCCATCCTTGCCGCGGACCTTGTAAACCATCTCCATCGTGTCGATCTGCTCGGCCTCAACCCGGTCCGGGTGAATCGGCAGTATGGCCACGATGGACTGACCGAGCGTCACCTTGCGCGCGTAGGCGTTGCCGCGCAACAGCAGGTGCGACTGCATCATGCGGCGAAACTCTGAAGGCGTTTGCCAGTGGTTCGGCTTGACGGTCAACAGCCGGCGCAACTGGTGACCGATGGCCGGCGCGCGGCGCTCCTCGTCAACGCGGCGGATCAGGTCCAGCGGCAGCGTGGCAATCGAGCCGGAGATGATGTTCACGCACCGCCACGCGGCGGCCACGCGCATTGCGCTATCCTCTGTGATCGAGACACCGGAGGCCGTTGAGTTGGAGCGCAGGAAATCCCTGATCTGCGCCTCGGAAACGAGGGCGGCCGGGCGCGCACCGAACATGCCTCGCATGCGCTCGTAAAGTCCCATCGGTAGCCCCTCGTTAGAACACGATCGCCCCGCGCGTCTCGTAGACGCTGGCAGAGCCCTCTGGATTCAGCGCCATCAGCGACACTGCATCGAACAGCGCCATCAGCGGGTCGATCTTGGCCGTTCCTGCCGCATGCTTCGTGACGTAGATGTTATTGCGCTTCGTCTCAATCATGGCGTTACCGACCGACCACGCCATGAGCGCCGATGCGCCGTGGACCAGTTCGCCGCCGGCCAGCATCCGCTCGCAATCCTTGATAGCAGCGCCAAGGCGCCAGTTCTGAGGGATGGCGATGATGTCTCGCCCCTGATCAGCCGAGAAGCCACGGCTCGCAAGCTCCTTGACCACAGCGCCAATTCCGTTGCCGTCGACTCCGATCCCTGATCGCTCTGGCAGCAGGCCGGCGTGCCGAACACGCTCAACTACATCGGCAACGCCGGCAACGTCAGGCCCAGGGATCGGAACTATCGTCAGGTCGCCGTCGCGCTCGAAGTCCAGCAGCCGCGGCGCGATCTCCTTGCGACGCTCCAGGGCGATCTTGTGCGCCCAAGCGTGGCCCCAGTGCAGCCAACACCCCGTATCCTTCTCCCGCCCGATCACAGCCAGCCCGAGCAGGTCGTCCAGGCCGCCGCCATCGATTCCGACAACAGCGACCTCGCACCGATCGAGCAGCGCATCCAGCGTGAGCCCCGGCTCTCCAGCGGCCTCCCAGAAGTCGGCCCCGGCCCAGCGATTAGATCGCAGGTTCATGCCTATCTCGACGTTAAGGTGCTTGGCTAGAAATTCCTTGAACCCGTTTTCGCCGACCTCCCGCGCCTGGCTGTGCAACTGCTCGACGCGGGCGATATCCACCGACGCGCCCCAGTTCGGGTTCGTGATGTAGGCGTTCTCCAGGTTCTCGTGCTCATTGCGCGCGATCATGTCCTCTGGAAACTCGTAGATCAGCGGCAGGAACTTCCTATCCCTGTGCGTGCCGTCGCGCACCTTGCGCGCGTAGTCCAGCTTCTCCCTGAACACCCCGGCCGGCGGCTCGGCAGACTGCGTGGTCGCGTAGATCACGAAGCCCTCGGGCCGCGAGGTCAGGCCACCGGTCGCTTCCAGCAGCATGTTCGATGCCTTCGCCTGCTTGCCGAACTCGTGCAACTCGTCCACGAACACGAAGGACGCCTTCTTGCCAGATACCGTGTCGCTGTCGGCGGCAACAACCTTCAGCGTCGCCCCTGTTTCACGATGCGTGACGGTTCTGAAATAGTCCTGCACCTTCAGGATGCCGTGCTCATGGTCGCCCAGCGCCGGGTCGGCCCGAACCATGTCGCGCATGGGCTTGTAGCTGTTGTCCGCGATCTCTTTCGTGGGACTTAGGATCAACAGTTCCGCCGAAGGCCGCCAGTTCATGATCAGCGCGGTTAGCATGATGGCCGCCGCGATGGTGCTCTTGGCGTTCTTCTTGCTAAGCATCAGCAGGTACTCATTGATGTACCGCCTGCCGTCGTCCGGGTTGTAAGACCCGAACACCGCCCGGATGAACTGCTCCGTCCACGGAAGCGCCACCTCTCCCAGCGTGGCCCCACCGATGTCTACCAGCCGCAGGCCACTGCAAATCTCCCATGCGGCGTCAGCCTCGGACGGGAACAGCGGCGGGCTGACGATCAGCGGCTCACGCGCTACGATGCGCCTGCGCCAATCCGGGCAGGCCGTGGTCCATTCCACAGTCAGAGCTTCCTACCGCCATCGGCGACCAGCCGCGGCGGCTGGCGCGGGGTGTACTTGCCGGCGCTCGCCGGCCTCTCCGGCGCCGCCGGCTTGATCTTGCCCTCTCCCTTCTTGGCGTGTGTGTATGGCAGAAGGGCCGCCAGCGCCTTGTATTGCTGCGGGCTAACGTCTATGTGCCCGAGGGCGATCAACTCCAGCGTCGGCCGCGGGTCAAACGGCTCACCGTGGACCACTCTCGCCACTTCCGGGGCGATTTCGACCGTCGCCATCGGCTTCCGGCCGGCGCCGGGC